CCTGATTTCGCGTCAATTACATACATTGGAAAAGGAAACTTGTTATATGTCGATGTTTCCCACAGCTTAATAAACTTAGAGTATAGAGCTTGTAGGGTTACACCATCTTTAGCTACTAGATTACCTGTAGCAACAAGTTGAATAGTTTTATTTGTAGTATTTAGAACAAGTTCTGTTCCTACATTAAGATCATCACCGTCAATAATTTTAGGCATTTGAAGTTCCTTCTAAAATAAGAATATAGTTAGAGTTAGCCAATACAGTATTGTTATGTAACCGAACAGCTACCTGCATCTTTTCACCATTATCAAAGATAATTGGGTTAGTAGTTTCATCAATAACCTCACCAACATGTTTCTTGTCAGTAGAGTCAATAATCTTTTTCATGGTGTGTAGTTCCTATCTATAATTTGGTTAATCGGTAATGACCCATCACCATCGGCTAATAAGTAGTTTCTAACTGTAAATGGTACATAACCTGCTTTATATACACAAACATCTATATACGTATTAGCTGAGTAAGTATAGCTATAAGCATAAGTAGAACCAGAGTTAGCATCTATATTAGCTAATTCAGTAGTTGTACCAGCAGTAAGAATAACAATATCTGATCCAGATACAATACCAGTAAGTGTTAGTGTACGTTGACCAGAAATAATATTTACAGTAGCTCCAGCAGAGTGATAAGTAGTACCTCCGGGAGCATTAATGTTTACAGTGCCTGTAGTAGCAGTAACTCTTAAGGCTGCATTAGCAGTACCAGTAGAGCCATAGTTAGTAAAAGTATTGGTGGCAACAGTGTAATCACCAGCAGTACTAAATCCTTCAATAGCATAGCCAGTACCAGAAGAAATGAAGTCACAGTTAGTTACTGAACTGATGTTATCTGATAATAATGCTGTAGCTGCATGTGAGTTAGTGATTAGACAACCTGTTAGAGTTGATCCATTCTGAGTAATCTGACCACATCTACGGAAAGTAGTACTGGTAGCTGTAGTACCTGACTTAAGTATAAAAGTACCCATATCTGTAAATGTACAACCAGATAAAGATACAGTAGCCCCAGATGTTACTACTTCAAAATCCCCTCTACTTACAGGTGCTGAGCCAGTAATAGAAGTCTGCACACCAGAGATGGAAATAGAGTTCCAAGTAACAGAAGAGGAAGCATGAGTAATCTCAATCTTATTGAAACCTGCACTAACTCTAGGAGTATCTTCAATTAGAATAGCTTTATTACTATCAGAGAAGGTAACGCTGTTAGTAGCATCCCCTAAACTCATTAAACCTTTCCACTTATACACACCACCAGCATTGGAGAATAACCCCCACCTTGCAGTAGTAGCGTCATTAGCAGAAGCTAAACCAGTGAATGTAGAGTCAGCTCCAATAGCTTTAATCTGACCTCTACCATACCTAAAAGCATCAATACCATGAGGAGAGCCTTTTGTAATCTTGGCAAGCATGTTGGTCATTGAACCAAAGTAACGGTAGCTTCCTCCATTACCACCGCCAGTAGTTTGATCTGGTGTTAGTGTCGGATCAATAGCGGTATTCTGCCAACCTCCATATGGATAACTACCAAAATTATTACCTACAGCGTTATAGAAGCTAACTGCACCTAATGCAGAGCCAATACCTATACGCATACCGCCACTAGCCCAAGTCTCGATATTGGTAGGTGCAGCAAAGTACTGCCAACCCATAACTACCCAACCAGTAGTCCAAGAGATATTAGAGCCAAAATCAAAAGCTATAGAGGCTTGCTGACCTACAGCTTGACCAGTAGCTTGGTCTACAGATGATCCATTATGGATATAGTTTTCTGTTGATAATGCTGGTGTACCACCAGTAGTGAAACCAGTAAATTCAGTGAATGTACCGGAATCACATAAGGTAATAGTATTAAGGTCAGTAGAGTAAGTAGCCATTACTTAAAGTATCCAACATATTGTGGGAATAGGGCAGCAATAATAACAAGAACAAGACCCATAGTAATCATATCTTGTACTTTCCATTTACGCCTTTTCATTACCTCATCTTCTTCCAAAGCTTTCTTGGCAACTACACATAGGCCATCTTTGTCATGGTTAGTTAGTACAACACCACAAGCTTGGTCGAACTTACGTTGTTCCCTAATCCAGTTATGATCATCATGGTGATTGTCTGCATGACCATTCAAGACTACTTTCTTTAAAGCCTCTTCAGTCCTATTCATCTTTTCTAATTGTTCAGTCATCTTCTCTAACTGATGGTTAAACTTAGACATATAACCTTGATGAACCAAAGTAAGAGCAGCAATCTCCTGTTGTGTTTCATCTTGTAGCTTTAGGATAAGCGTCATCATTACCCGATACATAGGGTCTTCTATCTCACTCATCTGCTCAAAGATTTCTTGTCTGACTTTAGAATCTAACTTCGTCCTATCACTAGCTCTTCTATTGAATTCATCCATAGTACTTCCTCTTAGGCTTTAACAATCTCTAGTGAGTCAATAAGATTATTACTATCTCTAATAATCTTAATACTCTTAATTCCAGTAGTCTTAGCTTTAGGTTCTTTAGTATTCTTATGAATACTAATCATCTCAGTTAGTAGAACTCTATTGGCTTGTTGGGACTCTTTAATCTGATTAGATATAGCTTCTAGTAAAGTACTATTATCAAGCTTATCAGCAATAGCTTTAGTATCAATATCAATCTGAATATTAGCTGGCTCTACATTAATAGAGTTATTAAACTTGGTATTAATAAGTTTACTAATCTCTTTAGCCAATGAATCAGTATTAATACTAATCTCATTAATAGCAGGCTTAACTTCATTATTGATCTGAATATTATCTAGTACATCTTTCAATGCACTAGATGTAGCTTCTTGTATCTTAACCTCTAGATAAGCTTGTAACTTCTCTACAGAAGCAATAACTTCTTTAGCAGTTTTATCAAGCTTATTTAGTCTATTGTTATGGGTAGCAATAGTATCTAGAGATTCAAACAATACATCAGCTAGGTCTTTATTCATTGCTTGATCCCTTAGCCTGACTATTCAAGTATCTAGCCCTTTCCTTCAGAAGATCGCCTTCCACCTTAGCTCTTAACTCTTCCATAACCTTATTATGATCTATACCCTTTTCTCTTTCTAGGAACTCTAGATCATCTAGATCAGACTTGGATTTAATAGCCTTAGCTTGAGCCATCTCTACTTGTAGCTTAGCCATCTTCAGTTCTTTATCAATCTCGTTCTCAGCAGCTTTAGCAGCTTCATTAGCAGCCTGTGCAGCGAGTAGTTCTACCTCTAGTTGTTTGGCTTGTTCTGCTAATGGGTCAGGTTGTGGTTGGAATTCAGCAATACGCTTAGCTAGATCAGGCATCTTACGTAATCTAGCAATCTCAGACAGGATCATCTGACTGAATGTTGGACCCATAGACTGAGCAGTAGTCTGAAGCATAAAGGCTAGTTCTTCTGCTTTCTGGTTATCTGCTTCAGCAGTACTAATAGTAAGTCTAAGGTCATAGTTACCCATTAAGTCATCACGCTTAATAGGTACAAACTCTTCATTCGTAACTCTGATTACTTCTTCCTCAGATAGGAACTCAGCATTCATGGCAATAACTTTCCTACCTATCTGCTTAATACCCTCTGCAAGCCTTCTGAGTATGCCTAATTCGCGTTTAGAGGCTGCATCCAATGCTCCCCTAACACCAGTAGCTGTAGAACCTAATCCTTGGCCTGATATGCCTGAATGGAAGCTCTTAACACCTGTAAGAGACTCTGCTTCCATATTCTGTAGGTTAACCATGTACTGAGCAGACTGAGGAATCTCAGGATAGGTGTGCATATAGAATGCTTGTCTTGGGTCTACCTGAGCATTGAATTCGTAGTCTTTACCTTGATCGAACTTACGCTTGTTGGTTACATCCAGAGCATCCTTCCTAATAGCCATTTGACCATTAGCAGACCTGCCCATAATATCAATCATACCTCTGGTTACTGCACCTAGAATCTTCTGGTTATCCTCTAGTAAAGAACCATCAGGCTCGCCATAGATAGACTTACGTACTGGCAGATATTGAACCAATACAAAAGGAGGTTTACCATCAGGGAAAGGATTCTCTTCTAGTCTAATCAGGGTATTGTTAACCCAAGTAGCTACGATAGGTTCCGCAATACCATCATTGTTAATATCCCAGTAACCCCAATACTCATAAGCAATGATCTTTTTTCTCGGCTTATCCTTAAAGGTAAAGGTAGAGTCTTCTGTCGTTTCATGGTCTGGTTGAGCCAAGACAGAAGCAGCATTAGTGTCAATAGAATCCAGATTAGAATATCTACCATCTTTCTTTAACTGAGATAGGCTAGTCTCAAAGCTATAGATAACAAAACTAGCTTTATCCAAGTCTCCTTCACATGTTGGATCAATAACTACGTTCTTGATATTACATACTTCTACTGTAGGTTGATTCTTCTTTACTACAGTCTGAATTTCCATATGTGAGCCAACAGGAACAGGAGCTAAAGGTACTCCTACTTGCATACTCATCTGGAATGCCTCTAGAAGCTCTTTAGGAGCGTTTTGAGAGGCGTTAGGGTCTTGCTGTAGGGTTTGGTATATCTGAAGGATTTGGGGGTCTTCTGTAGGCTGATAATCGAAGTCTTGAACTTCTACCTCTTTCTCAGCCTCTTCGTATTCCCAACCTACTCTAGTAATCACAGTACCTTCGTCTACAGCAGCACGAACATACTCATCAATAAACTTGGTTTTATTTATCTTAGTATTGAACTGGTTATTTAGTACTAGTTCATTCTGAATAGCACCTTCTTTATCCTCATAGGTAACAGGATCAACATTAAAGATATCATCAGTAGATAGGAAAGGCTCTGTTAGTGCTGAGTATCTCCATTCAGCTTGTTTCCTAATAAGCTTAGGAACAATAGAACTTCTACCATTAGCAGTTTGTACTTTTGCAGAACCAGTAACATTAAGGTTATCCAGCCATGTATTGATCTTAGCCATCTGTAGATCATGATTAGGCTGAGCTTCTTGGAAGTCTTGTTTAAGATCACCTACTTTAGGTGGATTATCCCAATTAGAGAGTTCTTTCTCATTATCGGGATTAACATTAAAGGTTTCTGCTTCTTGCATATCACTTCACCTTTTTCAGGTTTGGATTAGCTTTCTTAGCTACTGGGGAAGCTTTACGAGTAGCAGAAGCCAAGATAGCTCCTGCTGCTTCTTTACTTACACCTTGCTGTTTAGCAATCTTTTCTTGCACTGCTTTGAATCCGGGATGCTTCATTATAGTTCCTCGATATAAACAGTAGTACCTGCGGATACACCGCTGCTAAGAGTAACTGTATCTGTTGTATGTGTAAAGTCTACAGTAGGTACCTTACGGAGTCCATTTACATATACTGCTACAGACACTAGAGAGGCTATAGAAGCCTGTGGAATGGCCCAACCTAAGCTAGTGTATACAGTTTGTCCTTCCGTGGCTGTAAACACCTTATACGCCTTCACGTGCTGTACTGTATTTGGTTCAGTGAACTCTACTAATAGTGCTCCACCTGTACCACCAGCTTTCTTTAGAACAATAGCACAAGCTTGATATAAGCCATGTGTAGGTTTGATATGAGTTAACCCACCAC